CTGATGCTGCTGGCGCTATGGTAGGTGCTGGTGCTACTGGTGATGGAACTGCCACGGTAGATGCCATTACCTCAGCGGGTACAGTTAAGGCTGGAGATGTCTTCAAGATCACTGGCTACGATCAGTGGCACAGAGTGTCCCTGGCTGCAACTGCCAACGGTACAACTTCCCTGATTATCACCTTCACACCCACTTTCGCCACTACGATAGCGGATAACGCCGTGGTAACTTTCATACCTTCAGGTGATGATAACCTGGCTTTCCACAAGAACGCTCTGGCTCTTGTGACTCGTCCTTTGGAAGCTCCTCTCGGTGGAGCGAAAGCGGCTGTCCAGTCCTATAAAGGGCTTTCCTGCCGTGTGGTCTATGACTACAACATAATGACCAAGACCAACATCATGTCAATCGATATGCTGTACGGTTGGAAGACTCTGGATATCGCCCTGGGTGCTCGGTTAATCGATTCACGGTCAGTCTAAACTAACGCTTTCGGAGTAGCATCCGAAGGCTAGTTCCCAATAAGGTAGGGAAGGCGAAAATAAGTAACCTTCCCTACCGAAAATAAAATAGATGGAGGTTTTTTAAGTGAGAATTCTTTGGGACTCAGTTTCGCCCTTCGTAGGATCGGGCTATGGAATGCAAACTTCCGTTGCTACAAAACGTTTGCGATCTATGGGACACGATATGGCTATTCTTTGTTATTACGGTCTGGAAGGTTCAAAAACAGAATGGGGAGATATTACTCTCTACCCCAACAATCCAAGGGACTATGGTGTCATAGATGCGCCTATTATTTATGATGATTTCAAAGCTGATTTATTAATTACTCTGGTAGACCTCTGGGTACTCAGGGGTATGGACCCCCGATTGAAGTGGTGTCCGTGGATGCCAATCGATCACGATCCCCTGCCTCCATTGGTACTAGAGGCTTTAAAGAAATGTCCTGGCATAATCAAACCTATCACCATGAGCAAATTCGGTATGAAGCAATTAAACGATAACGATATAGATTGCTACTATATCCCTCATACCGTTAATACCAATCTCTTTAAACCCGATCCAGAAAACAGAGAAAAGAATCGAGCTAAATATAATTGGGAAGATAAATTTGTGATTGGTACGATAGCCACGAATCAAGTTGAAAGAAAGAACTGGAACGCCGGTATGCAGGGTGTCAAGATGTTTGAAGCAAAACACCCAGGCGAAGTTGTTTATTATATGCACACTAATCTCAATGATAAGGCTGGTATTAACCTGGCTGCCATGCGGGAAAATATGAATATGAAGGAATATACCAGAGTTCCCTCAATCGCTCAAATGAATATTGGCATCAGTCAGGCAACTTTGGCAGCGGCCTATAATACCTTTGATGTATTCTTACTGCCTACTAAGGGTGAAGGGTTTGGGATCCCACTTATTGAAGCGCAATCCAGTGGAGTACCTATTATAACGACCAACTGCACAGCCCAGACTGAACTGATGGGTGGTGGATGGTTTATCAATCGACTGCATAAGGAATGGACAGCACAGGCAAGCTGGCAATTTAACTGTGAGCCAGAAGAAGTATGCGAAAGACTGGAAGAGGCTTATCAGGCTAAGAAGGACGGCTCTATCCTAGAAAAGCAGAAACAGGCCAGGGAAAAGGCTATGGAATATGACGAGGATGCTATCTTCAGTACATACTGGCCTTCCGTTCTGGCTGATATAGAGAAGCTACTCAAGAAACCAAAGAACATGGAGGGTGTCCAGAACTGGCGGTTAGCCTTCCTGCCTCAAAGCGTTGTACCTCGTAAAGTCCTCGATGTGGGTTCAGGACTGACTACACCTTATAAGAAGTATCTTCAGACTATGGGCGAATATGTAGCCGTGGATAATCGAGCAGAGCCTAACAGCGGAATCATCAATGCCGATGCTCATAAACTACCTTTTGAAAATAAAGAGTTCGGGTTTGTTTTCTGCTCTGAGATGCTGGAACACGTTACCGATCCAGAGAAGGTTGTTGCCGAATTAAAGAGAGTGGGTGTTCATGGGTGTATCTTATTCTCAACGCCTAAGACACCCTCATTCAGAATAGACCCAGAACATAGAGTAGTTGATCCTCGCAAAGTTAAATATTGTGAGATGGCTACAGGGGATGGACTGGTTTCATGGTAGTTGATAATTTTATGGAACAGCAAGAGTATAGGGACTTTTACTCACTGCAATCGCAAAGAGCTGTGCAATACTGGAAGGAAACAGATCGTAAAGACTTTGAAGCTGATCTCTGGTATAACCGTAATCGAAACGAGATAGGCATTAATATGATTGCAGAGATTTGCAGGGGTAAAAAAGTTCTCAGTGTTGGCGGTGGTGAATGGGTAGAAACCGAGTTCCTTGAGAAGTTGCCTGTCAAAGAACTTGTGAGGACTGATCTAATCGATGCGGAAGGTATCAAAGTGGCTGATGCCGCTGCCTTGCCTTTTGAAGATAATTCGTTTGACGTAGTGATCTGTCGGGAAGTCATAGAACACGTTATAGAAACCGATCCTGTACTTGATGAAGCGCACAGAGTTTTGAAGGATGGTGGCTATTACTTTATCTCTACTCCCAACGGATATAACACGTTTCCAGACGGCAAGTTGCATCGGAGAGCATATACTCCAGAGAGTTTCATTAAAGAGTTAAAACTGCATGGTTTTGAAGTGGTTGATAAGAGAGGAGATGTACCTAATATTTTACACTCTCTTCTCTCGCTTTCAAATCTTGGTTTTAAGAATGTTCTGGAAGAATTTAAGAACATAGAAGCCATGATGAGAATATCTCCGATATCCTATTATGTCGGAACGTTCATGTATGTACTGGCAAAGAAGGTGTCAGTATGAAGATACTCTTACTTCAACCGAGACTGAACTGGCCTCGTGAATATTGCGAGAGTCCTTCGATTGCACTCTTAACTTTAGGTGCTATTGCAAAGAATCACGGTCATGAAGTCAAGGTCAAACATCTTAATATTGATACTCTCTCAACCGAAGATTATCAGGTTGATTTGGTCGGGATTACCTGCAATACCTTTATGGTTAAAAGCGCCAGACAGTTAGTTAAGGATTTCAGAGAACACAGTAAAGCCAAGATAGTTCTGGGTGGCCCTCATGCTATTGCCTGGAAGCCTGAAATAGACGGGCAGGTGGATCATATCGTTATTGGTGAGGGTGAGAATCAGTGGGAGCAAATACTAGGCCATGAGCCTTCATTTAATGGCTGTATAGATGATATCCCTCTTCCTGATTATTCACTGGTTGATATGCAAAGATTCAGCGGTGTAGGGCCTGTTGGTGCGGTTCCTTCAACGGTATTGTTCGGATCTCGCGGGTGTCCGGGAAAATGCGTATTCTGTAATACTCCAATCTTCTGGGGAAATAAACCTCGATACCGAAACCCCAAGAGCATTGTTGACCAGATTGCCATGCTGAATAAAGAGTATGGCATGCAAGAGGTCTTCATACAGGATGATACGTTTAATGCTAACTGGCCGTGGGCTAAGGAAATCTTCGAAAGGATTATTGCCAGAGGACTTCATAAGAAAATGGTCTTCAGGATAGATTGTCGATCTAATGAGAAGATGCTTTCAGAGGACTTCTTAAAGTTAGCTGCCAAAGCTGGTGTCTGGAATATCTTTTTAGGGATTGAAAGCGCCAGTCAGAAAATGCTCGATAACATGAAAAAGCATATCACGGTAGAAGAGTATAGAAGGGCTTGTAAGCTCATTCCAGAGTACGGCATGAAGGTACAGGCCTCCTTTATCATCGGACTACCTGGGGAAACGTGGAAGACTCTTGAAGAGACTCAACAGTTTATCACAGAGACTCATCCGTGGGTTGTAGGGGCTGGCTACGCCACGCCTTTCCCGGGGACTGAGTTTGATAAGTATGTCACGGAACACAATCAGAAACTAGCAGTTGACTACGCCGATTATCTTTATGGTGCGGTACTGGTAAGAACAGATGAATTAAGTTATGACGATTTAGCTTCATTCAAGGGTTTTAATAATACCAAGATCGAGAAAATGAGTTAGGGGGTGATCCTATGCCTGAAATGTTAGAAAAGAAACTAAGTGCAGAGGCCAAAAAGAAAGGACTGACAGGTGAACGTGCAGACGCTTTCGTCTATGGAATTATGCGTAGACGTGGTTTTAAACCTCAAGGAGAGAAGAAATGATTTGCGCTAAGTGCGGTAATACCTGTACCAGAGTATCAAATGGCAAACCTGTCTGTACTCCTTGCTTCATTCAGGGCTGGGGAAGATTGCCTTTGATGCCTTTACCAGAAGAAAAGGCTCCACTCTATGTCTCGGATAAACCACCCAAACCAGCGAAGAAAGGGAGAAACTAATTTGCTTTACGATTATATCTGCACGAATAAAGATTGCCTGAATCGGTTTGAAAAACTCAAATCTGTAGCCGATAGGGACAAGGCCGAATGTCCTAAATGCCAGACTCCAGCACAACGCCTGTTATCCACTGGAGTAAGCAATAAATGGGTTGGCCCTCCAGAATGGGCGAATGCCTGGAAACAAGGGAAAGTATTTTAGGGAGGTGAACTATGGCTGCTCCAGATGCGGCGACTAATGTAAAAGCAACGGATGGAAGTTTAATTAACAAGGTCACGATCACATGGACTCAATCAGCGGGAGCCAATATTTACCACGTCTACAGAGACTCGGTTGATTACGCAACACTAGGAGATGTGGCTACTTATGACGATACCGTAGTCGAGACGGGTAAAGTCTACAGTTATCAAATTAAAGCCTTTACGGATGCAGATGGAGCGGCTTTATCTACTGCCGATACAGGATGGGCTAGGAGTGGTACATTCCCAGAACAATCTGTCATGCCTCAAAATCCAGATGATATGTTAAAAATGGATCATCTGGTAGCCAAGACCAGTTCGAGTCCTTTAACCACTGGCAACCTTTTCAAGTTCAAGGGGAAGATAGCCATCGTTTCACTTATTGGAACGATAATAACTGGAATACAGGCTCAGACTACCAACGTCAAATTATCGGTTGTCTGTGATTCTCTGGATGCTTACGATATTTGCGCTAACAAGGATATTGTATCCTTCGCTGTAGGATCGTTAATCTCGATCACTGGTACGGCTGCAAATGCGGCTGTCTCAACCACGGCTGTAGGCGCTATGGCTCCAGGTCAAGCCAGCATCGTTACCCTGACCTGTATCACAGAAGGTTATATCACAGTGACCTATGGAGCTGCCTCCACTGGTGCTATAGTCTGGGATTTGAAATGGGAACCCTTGAGTGTCGATGCCTCGGTAGTAGCGGTATAGGGGTGAAGATATGAGATTAAAATTCAGGTTAGCCAATGGTAAAGTAATAGGTTATAAAAAGATAGGCAGCCTTGAAGAAATCCCACAGGTACAGCAGGATGTTTCTTTCGATGGACGGAATTATACAGTTCAAAGTGTTTCCGTCCGGTCAGATGATCTTTATCAGGTTATCGTGGTTGAAAAGCCTTTAGGAATGATACAGCGAATATTGCGGTTTCGGAGGTAGGTTTAAATGAGTGAAATGTCTGATTACCTAGAGAATAAAGTAATCGATCATATGTTGAGGGCTGTGGCCTGGACTGCGCCTGCAACTGTATATGCCGCTTTATTCACGGCTGATACAGGACTTGAGTCGGATAGTCCTTCAGCAGAAGTAAGCGAATAAGACAATTCACAGGAACTATGACAGCTAGCGGAGTTCTAGCTGGTATCTTGAATGTAGTTAGGGGATTGAAAGGATCAATCTCTGGTTCTGGTTCTATGATAGGTGCTTTGAGTGTTAAACGGAATCTCACAGCAATCTTTTCAGGTTCAGGTCAAATGGTAGGTGATCTTACATTAAAGACTAAGGTTATACTCTTGTCTGCTGTATTATCTGGCGTTGGATCATTTACTGGCATACTAACCAGAATACGGAATTTAACGGGTACTATGACGGGAACGGGAACATTATCAGCCAATCTTAGAGATGCCAGCGAATCAGGTTCGTTTGGATCAGGCATACTTTGGTGGTTTTACAAAAGAATCCATAGGCGGTGAAAAATGGGGAATAGTTTATACTCAATACGTCAAGCAGTTGGTCGAATGATGGGGTCTGGAGATATCATCATAGTGACAGGTACTCCAGCGGCTACATTCTCGACCAGTGGCTTTACCTGTGGCACTCTAGCGTTAGAGGATAGCGATTATTATAACGACTGGTGGTTAAGGTTCTATCTGGGAACTCACAAGGACACTACCAGACGGGTGACGGCCTTCACCACGACAACAGGGGCGGTTGTCTTCTCTCCCGTGGTCACAGGGGCGGTAGATGCTACTGACCTCTTTGAACTTCATCGAGACTTTTCACCTGAAGAAATTAACAATGCAATCAATCTGGCTATTCAGATGATAGAGACTGAATATCTGGAAGAGAAGTCGGATGCTACTCTGGCCGTAATTGCCAATACCTACGAATATGCCGTACCGACTGGGTTTGCCTGGATTGATGAAATCTATCAGGAACAATCTAATGCCGATCTCTACTCTTCCAGTGACCTCATAGATAGACGGTTCTGGAAGATCATTGATAAGGCTGGCACAAAATATATCTGGTTTGAAAGTGCCTATATCACTGGCGTAGGCGATCCTTACTCTCAGACATTTGGACTCACCACAGGCCGGAATCTAAGACTGGTAGGGCAAGGCAAACCCTCTACTTTAACACTGGATGCCGAGACAACCAACGTGCCCATGGCCTATCTGGTTCAACAGACCAAGGCTCTCTTACATCAACAGAGAATTGATGAGGTATCAAGCAGTTCAGTTTCGGGACGGCAGGATTCTCAGATGCAGATTGCTCAAAGAATGGCTGATAGAGAAAGAGAAAAACTCTTTTCTACTCCAAGGGGGTGGAAAGTATGACGTCAATTATCTGGTTAATATTTTCCCATTATATAGGTGATATAGCCTTACAGAGTTCATGGCAAGCTGAAAATAAAAGTAAATACTGGTATGTAATGTTATCTCACTGTATGATTTGGACGGCTTGTGTTTGTATTGCCTTGCAGTATCTAGGTCTGTTTGAATACTGGAAAGTATTGTTTCTTGTTGTCGGTCATGGTTTGATGGACGAATGGAAATGCCATCAACCTCATGAACGTGAGCTAAAAGTACCTGATTATGCGCCTATTAACCAGTACAATACTTTTCATATAGTTAAAAAATCGAACTGGTGGATGATCTACCCGGATCAAGCATGGCATTTTATACAGTTACTTATTGTTTATTTCCTTTAAGGAGAAAGTATGACGAGCGTCTTTAAAAAGAAGGAAGTTTATCTTTTTTCTAACCATTATCCGATTATAGGTGATGTCCAGAATGCCTTGAGACAACCTTTTGCGAACAAAGTTGCCTACGGCGATTACACAAAGGATTCTGAAAAAGATAAGTCCTCAATTACATTCAGAGACAATGATGGTGGTATTGGAATTAAGGATATGATAGAAACCAAACACGCTAATCGTTGTTTCTGGTCAACCTGTGAACTGGGATTCCCGGGGCATCTTGTACCGGCGCCTTTGGCCGTTGATTGTAGCAATCCGGGTTCAACCAATCCGGCTGTAATGATTGAATTTAACAACACTGAATATGTGGCCTTTGGAACAGATGTTAGGTCTTGGACAGAAGCAACACCAGCTTGGTCTGCTTCTCTGAAAACTTTAGGCGCTGTACCTACGGATGCTGTAGTCCATAAATCAAAACTGTATATAGCATGCGGGGCTGACTTTGAACGCTTGACTGCTCCTACTACCTGGACTACTGGTACGGTCATAGCCAGTGGAGCAAAGAGTACGCTCTTCTTATTGAATTGGGATGAGAAACTATTAAGACTCACCACTACCGGACTTCTATCGTATTCAGTGGATGAAGGGGTGACATGGACTGATAACGCTCAATCTAACCTTGCCAGTGGTTGTTTTACATCTCTCTTCCTGGGTCGTAATACAGCAGATTACATTGTGCCTTTTCTGGGTACGACAACCGGACTTTATGAACTTGATTTTGACAGTGCGGAATGGCTAGATACCGGTTTGACCTTCCCTGAAAACTCTAACGCCTGCAAAGGTTCGGTTATGTGGCGGGATTTATCGACCTATATTCCAGTAGGTATGGGGCTATTCCAATATATCACCGCTTCCAATCCTACGATAATTAATCCAATGGGGCCGGATAGAGATTATGGAGTGCCACAGGAATATCGGGGTAATATTATCAAGATTTTGCCAGAACTCAACGGCCTGTATGTTTTAGCCAGTTCCGGTTCTGCTGTAACCCGAGATTTATACGCTGCCTGGGACTATTGGGATGGCGTTTTTTATGATGAGGACTATTACGGTATTCTACTGAAATGGTCTGGCAAGGGTTGGAGTGTAGTCAAAGCCTCAACCAATGCCGTCTCAGGTGCTACTGTGACTGGCAACATAGGTACGCCGGATGGTAATTACAGACTATGGTTCTCAATGGAAAGTAAGGTCTGGTATATACCCCTGCAATCAGTTCTGCAAAATCCTCTGGAGATACCTACCTATACGGCACAGGCTGAAGGAGAACATATTTGGGGTTGGTTTGACGCTGATAATGCCGTGGTAGATAAGGCGGGTATCAATGTCACGGCCTCGGTAGAACGTGCTTCCAGTACTGAATATGTCGAGATTTATTATGGTGTGGACTATGACGATAGCTGGATTAAATTGAGCAACACCACTTTTACCGATGGCAATATTGACGTTAGTGGTGAAACAAGTTTTACCTTTGCTTCCGGTGCGGGTATTCATTTCAAGGCGCTGCGCTTTAAGGCAGTTTTAAAGAGGGGAAGTACCACTACTCTTTACCCTGATTTAAGATGGCTTCGTCTGGACTATTTGAAAATACCGGATGCCTCTTACTTATATTCCTTTATTATTGATTGCTCTCACGATTACAGGCACAAGAGGGCTTCTACCCTGCTGGCTAACCTTAAGACCTCTGCGGATACTAAGACACTGGGAGATTTTATTTATCGAGATTTTGATGGCAGTGCCGATACTCATAAGGTCAAGATTTTATCCATGTCTGGCCCCGAAACCGGTGGGAAACTTAAAGAAGGGCAATTTCGGATTTCATTATTGGAAGTTTAAGGGAGGTTTAATATGACATTTCCGTTAATTGGGTATGTGAAGGACGCGGCGGGTGCAGTCAAGGTAGGGCTTGCGGTTAATCTTTACAATACTACTGACCTGACTACCTCACTGGCTAATACTACGACCAGTGCAGCGGGTATGTGGACATTTACAGAGCTTGATCCGGCTATAGTCTACGCTGTAAAGATCACTGATGGTACTAAGAATCTCTGGCTGGATGCTAGAACTAAAGTCCAGTTTGCAGGGTTTGAAGTACCTCTGGCTGGCTGTCCTTCAGGTCTTAAAACCGTGATGCTTAATTTCGTGATAGACGGCGGGGGAGTGGCGATCACTACTGGCGTCAAGGGGGATATCCAGATACCTTTCGGATGCACTATTAAACGAGTGACTACCCTAGCCGATCAAGCTGGTTCTATAGTCGTTGATATCTGGAAAGACACCTACGGAAACTTCCCTCCCACGGATGCGGATTCAATCACATCTGCCACGCCTCCAACTCTTGCTACGGCTGCGAAAGGCACTGACGCTACTTTGACTGACTGGACAGTAGCGGTCACGGCCTTGGATATCCTGCGTTTTAATGTTGACTCATGCACGACTATTACTCGATGCACAGTCGCTATCGAATTGGAGAAATCGTAATGCCAAGATTTGAATATTACAATACTGGGGACGATAATAGTTCTTCTTTTTATGATGTTGCTTGGCAATCACAAACATTTACTACAACAAGTGCGCATAAAATAACCAGTGTTAAATTAAAACTTTATAGAGTGGGTACACCAGGAACGATAACAGTAAGTATCAAAGCTGTTGATGTTAATTTTAAACCCACAGGTGATGATTTATGTTCAGGTACGACTAATGGAGATACCCTTACAACCGATTCAGGCGGTGAATGGATTGAGATAACTCTTGGAGATGGATATATTCTTACTACTGGAACTCAATATGCAATAGTAGTTAGAGCCTTAAGTGGTGATGTTTATAATAAAGTTGTTTGGAGAATGGACGCGGAATCTCCAACTCCACCTACATACGAAGGTGGAGGAGGTTTGCAAAGCACCAATTCTGGTAGCACGTGGGGTATTGCCCCAATAGATATGATGTTTGAAACTTGGGGTTTTCTACTACCTTCTTCTCAAGTGGTAATTGTGGGGTAAAGATATGGCTTTAATAGATCAACTGGAAAGAAGAATCAAAAAACTAGAGGCAAGGGTTACAGCATTAGAAGTACCGAGTCCTCAGTTTGACGGTGGAGACGCGGCTACTGCAACATGGACGGCTATCTATGACGGTGGAGACGCGGCTACGACAAGTTTTGAGGCAATATATGATGGAGGGACAGCTTAAATGGCAGTAAAAATACAGATTAGAAGGGATAGTGCGGCTGATTGGACTTCTAATAATCCTACCCTATCTGAAGGTGAAATAGGATGGGAATCTGATACAGGCAAGTTAAAGATAGGTGATGGCGCAACGGCCTGGGTTTCTCTAACTTATCATACAGTACTCGCTTCTGATCCCGTTTGGGCTGCTAAAGGTGACTTAATAGTAGCCAGTGGCAATAATGCGGCTGCCGTTCTACCTATTGGTACGGATAACTATGTACTGAGGGTCGCTACAGACACGCCAGCATGGGAAGCGGAGTTTGATGCTACCGACCCATCTACACAAGCTTTTGGAGATGCTGCTGCCGTTGGTTCTGCTGCTGTTTCAGCTAGACGAGATCATAAACATTCAATGATGGCCGATCCAGTCACAGGGCATAAAGATTTGACAACTGGAGTTCATGGAGTTGGAGCTGGTACTATCGCAAAAACAGCCGATATAACGGCCACCAAACTTGATGATTTTGCGACACCTGATGCCAATACTAATCTAAATGCGAACACTACTAATCATGGGCTTTTGCTTCAAGCAACGGCTCCTGCTGCGGGTCTAACTAATGTGGTTGCTATCGAAAACGGAGAAACTGTCTACAAGAACAAAGCGCTATTCGATACGACTCATCCTTCGGCTCTTGGTACTGCTGCCGAGGGTACTGGCACAACGGCTGCTCGTATTGACCATGTCCATGCTAACCCTGCCATTGATACACTAGCAGCAGCTACGGACATAACGACTCTGGACACCTCTACTACGGCTCACGGACTAGCTCCAAAGGCTGTAGCCCCAGCAGCAGGATATTATAATTATGTTGGCATAACAAATGGTGAAACCGCTTACACAAACAAAGCACTATCTACTGCTCCTATCATGGTAGCCGCTTCGGATGCAACCGACAGAGAAAAGACAATGGCTGGGCTTTCAGGTGGGTACGTATGTGATGGTACTAATGACCATACCGATATCAATGCCGCCATAACGGCTGTGAGTGCTGTGGGTGGTGGCAAGGTTATTTTGTCCTCTGGAGAATTTAAAACTGGTGCCACGATAGCCATGCTTGATGGTGTCGAACTACAAATGAACGGCTCTATTATTCTCCCTCAAGCTGAAACCTTTGCTGCCATAACCATAGCCGATAAAATCTATTGGAAAATCACAGGCTCTAACTGGTGGATTAGCTATGAGGATGCTTTGAGTATTGAAAGATGGACAGCACAACAAGGCTCAACTAATGCCGCCGCTATCGGTATAACGATAACAGGGGCTTCAAATTGCGCCTATGGCACGATTGAGGGACCAGGCTTTATCATGTATGCCAACATCGGTATTAAGGCACAAAACGCTAATTGTTGGGCTTACACGGTTAGCAACATCGTCACTCGATACACAGGAGCGAACGGTATTTATCTCGGTGGTGGACTTAATGTAACCTTTAGAAATATTGAGTTACTAGATGCTTATGCCGCTTCCTTCTATGCTTACGGGTGTTCTAGTCTTGGAGTCTTTGGTGGTGGATGTGAAGCTACTCAAACAGGTGGAGTTACACTCGATACCTGTAAAGACTTTAACTTTATGAACTTCGATATTGAGAACACCCATCCTGGAGAATATTCTGGTGCGTTAGATGTAAGCAACTGCAAAGGTCGTATGCAATCCTGTTACTGGTACGGTAATACGATTGGGGCTGATTATGGGGCAATCATTTATCTGCACGATGCCTCCCTTGTAACCTTTGATAATTGCCACAATGAGGGTGATACAGGGGCTAACGCTAATCGCAACACTTTCTATGTCAAGGGTGATGGCTCTAGGGCTATCTGTGCCCCTAACTGTTCGTTTACAGCTACATCATCCGGTACATTACTTGGTCAAACTTATACCCTTGATACTTCGGGAACGATGGTCTATCCAGAGGGAATTTCAGGATATGTTGCCCCTGGTGAAAAAAGATGTGTCTACGTTAATCTAACCGCTGGTAACGTCAACGCCTACGCTTTTAACTGGCAGAATCCAGAGAACAGGAAAATTATCGTTAAAAGAGTGGTAGTTTATCTTTCTGCGGCTGGTGGTACTGCCAATTCAGTCTTAGATATTGGAGTAATTAATGCAACTGCCACTCATTCAGATACTATCATTGACGGGTTAGCACTTAATACAACGGGTGTTTTTGATTCCTCCAACTCAACTGATAAAGGTACTAATGGCATGGTTAGGGCTTTGTTAGTAGATGAGAATGGTGGAACTAATGATTGGATAACTGGTCAGATATTAGTTGCTAATGCCGCGAGTTTGGCGGGTAAAGTAATGATTGAATATATGGGGGCATAGTCCCCTTAATAGGTGTAATGGGAATCATACGGACAGCTTAAATAATTGATATGGAGGGACTGATTTATGGAACTTGAAGCTTTATCCAGTCTGGCAGGTGGGTCAACAGTAGCGGTACTCGCAATTATTATTTTCTTTTTCTATAGACAGGACAAGAAAGAGGAAGCGGAGAAACTCAGACAGGATAAAGAAGAGGAGATAGCCCGCTGGCAACAACAGATCGATAGCTACGACAATATAGCTAAAGAGCTTCTGGATTGCCGGAAAGTCGATGCTGTAAGTAGAGATGAATTAGCCAAGAATTTAGGCCAACTTGCTGAATCAATTAGGAGTTGCGGATTAAAAACCTTTAAGGGGGGATAATATGCAGATTTCTTATAAGCAAATTCAGGTAGGTACTCAGGTCGTCTTTTCTGGAGACGGCCTTCTTTTTAAGGTCCTTTCAACTGCTTTAGGTTGGGTTGATAAAGACTATCGTAGACTATCTCCTAGACCTTGGCACGTGGGCTTTGTCTCTCGTTGGCATCCGACACTAGGTTGGATGATCTGTGAGGCCACTGGCAAGGGTGTGCAGGAAAATCCACTGGCTATCTATGACCCACGTTACTACGGACTCTACAAGTGGTTTGAGAAGCCATTGAATCAGGATAGTATTAGTATATTCTTACAGCAATATCTTGGTTTGCCTTATGACGGTTTCTGGGGTTATATCTGGATAACGATTGCAACCCTTTTTAATAAAATCTTCCACAAGAATATTGGAGTTTGGAAAGATGACAGACTCCTTTGCTGGGAACTATTCGAAGAATTCGATGAGTTCATGGAAAAACCGATCTGTAAATTCAATCAAACGTCAACCATTTCTGATATTATGAAGGCTTTAAATGGGCGATAGTTCTATCTCCATTTATTTATCCTTTAGATATTTAGACTCAAAATATTTGATAGTACTCTCAACTGTTGTTTCATCAAGATTATATTTTATTTCTGTATATTTATCCCTAAAATTAGGGACAGATAGATTGCAAAAATCAAATAAAACAGCAATCAATTCTCTAGCAACCTTTTCCTTTTCCTGTTCGATTAATCTTTCAGATGCTTTTATGCCAATAACTCCCAGTTTGGTTATATCAGAATAAGCTAATTCATAAGCCTCAAGTTTAGCCTGTTCGATGAGGGGTTGAATGATGGAATTGCAAATATCTTCAGCACAAGTGCCAACACTCATATATTTAAAGTCGTTCCAATCTAATATTTTGTGCGCGATCTGCTCCCTCAGTTTATCTTGTTCAGTCATGATTAACCTCCTCCTATTCTTTTAACCCAACCTTGAGAGGACTATAAACGTCCCCTTTTATGACTTTTTATCTGACCAATCAGGTATTATTCTGTTATGAGAACTTATTAAATATTCCGCTTGAATACGTCTGCCTTCTTTTTCAGCGTATGGATCATCACACCTGTCTGCTACCATGCAATCAATACACTGGTGGGTTGTCATTATCGTTCTTTTACACTCGTTAAATCTATTCATAGTCTCCTTCATAATCTCTCCCCTTATTTAATCAGCTCAAAGACTTTGCCTTGAACTTCTTCGTAATCGTTAAAGTATTTACCTTTGGTTTGTATCCATTTTGAACTGTCTACCATCTTTCCATATCCCTCTTTAGCTAGCAATTCGATCAACTCATCTACTTCTTTGAAGCATAATACACATCCAATAATGTGGCACTTTTTACCATGATAGATACAATCAGGACAAAATCCTTTGAATTGTTCAAAGTTTATTAATTTCTCTCTGATAGTTTTCTCAGCCATATCTCTCCCCTTTTATATCTTTCTCAGTGTGAATTTATTAATCTCATCCAGTTCAACTTTTGTTCTCCCGTGCTCTTTAACAAAGAATTTAAACATAGCCTTATCGTCTATAAATCCGTCCGCTTTGGCTTCATATATTCCGATATTGATACACCCATTTAAAAGTATTCTTCGTGGCTCTTTGGAGATAATCTCAGCATTGAAAAGATACTTTCTATTTTTAGGACTTCTGTTTTTGTAGTAACATTGCACCTTTTCACCAATATGCCAATCTCTACCTTTTGGAGCGTCCTTACGGGGAAACCTCCATGTGGTAAATTCGTCATAATTGAGCTTATCCCACATCTCAGTAAAACTAATTATTCTCAATTCAATTCTCCCCTTATTTAATCGGACATATAACATTATCAGGACATACACCCTCTATTTGTTCTTGTTCGCATTTGTCTTGATATTTACATACTGCTGCTTGTCTAAGTTCTTTAACTGCTTTTATTGAAATAACATATCCTTTTACACTATCGTAATAATTAGGACTTGTTGTTAACCATTCAACGAATTCTTTTATATTATTAGGTATCATTATCACTCCCCTTTTATTTACTTACCCACTTTTTAAAATCAGGGCATTTCTCCAAATCCTTTCCATTTGCACAATCTATTCCATCTCTTTTTAGACAGTGACAAACTGGATGAGGATAATACGTATCATCCCAATCTTCGTATTTACAGGCTATTTTCTTTTTCATTTCCCTCTCCTATAATGGCTCGATTATTGTCCCCTTTTATTCGACTTCTAAGTCTCTTTTTAATTGTGCATATGCGCTGTTATCACTGGCAGGAATAATCCTACCAAATTTCTCATAGGGTATAATTCCCTTGTCTAATTCTTTAAATATTTCCTTTGCCATTACTTGTTGTGCTGAATCCCAAACATGGTAATCACACATTGGTAACCATTCAGGATATTTACTCATAATCTCTCCCCTTTTATGACTTTTTATCTGACCATTCAGGTATTATTCTGTTATGAGAACTTATTAAATGTTCAGCTTGAATACGTCTGCCTTCTTTTTCAGCGTATGGATCATCACACCTGTCTGCTACCATGCAATCAATACACTGGTGGGTTGTCATTATCGTTCTTTTACACTCGTTAAATCTTTCCATTTTCCTCCCTTATAATGGCTCGCTACTTTTCGTTCCCTTCTTTGAGCCTATTTAATCGTTAAAAGGTTCGCCTTCTTGAGTGATCCATTGTTTGGTACTCTCCCCAAATCTGGCTATGAGAATACTATCTGCTCTTCCGATGTCCTTCTTCCGGGATAAATCAACACTTGGATACATCTGCTGGGCCAGAGTTCGAGCCTTATCCTTTTCGGCTCCTATCAATCCTGCTCTCTTCTTCCATTGTTGAGGTCTGACAAGAATAAAAGGGATTCTCTGAGTAGCTAGAACTCCCTGCACAATGCCATATCCCATGCCAAAGTTAAACATTGAGGACACTCCCTGCCCTGGCATGGCACTGACAGCTTCCAGAAAGGCTACCAGTGGCTCATTAGATAAATTACGCCATCTCTCTATTATCCTTGCCAGTTCAACGGCATTAACCTGCTGTTTCTTGCCATTCAGAGTCATAGTTGGCATATCTACTACTCCAAGACATTCACCTTTAGAATTTAAAAATGCTATTGCCCCTGAATTACCCGGATCTATCCCAATTTTCATCCTATCCCTCCAATGAATATAATAAACACTCTGCGTAACTATCTATTGGTTTTTCGATAATCACTGGGTCTTTTGCTTCTATAAGATCAGTTTCTTTCACAAAAATAGAACCATTACCGTAAGCCTCTCCAGAATTGTCACCGTTGAGAACACCAAATCCATAAGCTCTAATCATACGTCTACCTTCATTAGTGGAGAATACTTCTTTGGGCAATAATTCAAAAACAGTATCCAGTTTGTCTAAATACCTTATTTCACCCCAGTGCCAGAAACCAAAATCCTGTCCGACTAATGCTCCTCTTTTAATTCGTACACCCATCTCTTTCCCTCTCTTAATGTCTAATATTCTTTGGTTTATTCTTGGGTTTTCGTTTACCTTTGGCTTGTAACATCATTAGATTCATATTCATATCACCCTTGAGACACTTACCCTTGACCATCCACACATCTTCACCCCTGAGAATCGTATAATCCTTAGTCCGTCCGCACTCTACACAGACCCCGATCTCGTGCCTGTCATCGTTTCTCATGATTTTTTCCCTGTGTTTACAGTTGGGATTGCCAGCTGCGATAATGCCTTTTGAGATATCTTTAGTGACCATTTGACTCCTTTTGTAAAGATTGTTTTCGAGACTCCATCCCTTGCTCAATATTTAATTTCATGAGATCGGGTAGTTTACGCCAAAAAGAATCTGGTAAATTACCCTTCTCGTTTATATGTAATAAAACATGATTATCTTTTATCTCTATTCCAATAAATGCATCATATTCCTCAGTGTGAGATATTCCATCCTCTATAATTGTCATTTGATATTTAGTTTTATCCATTTTCTCGACTCCTTTTTAGTTTCTTCTGTAGCTTTTACCTGTCATTTTCTGGAATACTCCACCTGTCATTTCATAGAGCCTGTCGAAACTGGCGTCTCCCAGATAGATATTCAACTCTTCAGGCGTCTTATTCGTGGTTAGAACGATAGGTCTGAGACTCTTATATCTGCCGTCTATGATGGCGAAGAGGATACGCTGCACGAAGTCCATATCTTTGCGGGGCTCTTTCCCAATATCATCAAGAATTAGAAGATCCCTGCCAACGAGAGAATTGATAATATCTGTCTCTGAATCCATGTGCTGCTTTTCTTCCAAAGTGTAGTTATACGTGCCTTGAATATTCCGGTATAGCTCGTATTCTGAAACGAACTGGACAGGATTTCTAAGAGAGCATCTCCACTTGATAGGTCTGCAATCCGTCTGGGATACTTCGAGAATTGATAAGCCCTCACCATTCCAGCGATTGAGTATCCTGTGACCGATAGAGCATACCAAATGAGTCTTACCGATTCCAACCATATCAAGAGTCGAGAATAGCACCAAAGAACGATACGACTGCTTTGTTGACAGGATATGCTCTCGATAGGTAATTGGATACCCCTCTGCATAATCAACACATACCTTGAGGATTTTAGCGATATTCCCACCCACTTTTTTGTCGAAGGTAGCAAACTCCTGAGTCATAAACTTGAGAGGGATGCCGGACTTATCTCTCCATTCTTTACGGACTCTGGCTACTTCTGATAAGCGGATCGCCTCTTCTTCTTGAAAGGCTTTTAGAGCAAACTCTTCCTGATGTTTCTTGCATCTGCCGTGAGAAGAGTCCACTTCCCGGACACCAAGCATATCGTAATGAACGGCTGTGTATTCAATTCCGCAATCAGTACATTTCTGTTTGACTTCCCAGGGTAGCGTTTTCGTACTCATATTAAAGACTCCTTTAAAAGCTCTCTCATTAAATATTTACCGATAAATTCTGTGTATGCCGGCGGGATTGCCTCGGCTAATTCAGCTTTAGTCATCCAAGGAATTTTCATAGCTTCTCTCCAATCCTGAGTTGAGGCATTATGCCCCGTCTTACGCCTATACCAACTATTAGTACCATGCCCATAAATGCCTATTGGCGCATCAACATGATTGCAGCACATAACCAAATCAAAACACTTAGGAAACATTTCAAAAAGCCTATGTCTGACAATGGGTAATCCGAACATTGAACCACACAATATAAAATCAGCCTCCATCGGCGCATTAGGTACGTTCTCAATCACCCAAGGTTTACCAGTCGATTTCAGTCTTTCTCTAGTTTGAGGTAGTAAATCAGGGAACTTATGTGTTGTGTGAGCTGCAACACAAGCTAGAGAGTAATGCTGACAAGGAGGGCTTGCATGGAAGGCAACTATATCCTCTTTGTAGAGTGTTTCTCCATTGTTAAATATTAAACCCTCTCCAATATCTAACTTATCTAGTGCCTCTAATGCATCCATTTGTAAAAAGGGGAATGGGTATCTAGGTTGGTTCTCTATATCAATGCCGTAGGGTGTAAATCCAGCTTTTCTATAACCTTCTGAACATCCACCTGCACAACAAAACAAATCTAGCAATTTAGGTCTATCGGTTGTCATTCATTCACCCTTATGCCAGTAGAAGATAAGACTGGCGTTTTATTTTGCTTTTTCAATTCTCTGTTCAACCAGTTATTGAGAGTGAGATAATGATCTGGATGATCTTTTAATTTCCTATAAGCTGACAATTCATCAATCATCAAGTTTAATGGCTGTTCTCCGAATTTATCTTTGAGTTTTTGATACTGTTCGTTTGAGAGTGAAATATTATTACCAGCGCCATAAACCTTTTTCTCTATATATATAATTCCTTTACTTTCCTTTTCCCTTCCCTTACTATTCCCCTCCATTACTACGCCGAGTGGTATCGGGGACTCGCTTCTACTCAACGAATTTGGTACTTCTGGCAATGTTTTAGTTAAATATTGACTCTCACTTGGTTTATCTACTTTCTGATGGTTTAGGAAAGTAGGGATATAGCCATAAGGTTTCCCGTTTTCGTCAAAATAAATAATGTTATTAATAGATTCGAGTTGTTTTAACCATTTGTCGATCAGGTCTTTATTCACATCTGAATCATAAGGGAATATCTCAACTTTGATCTTACCAGGCCTCCATTCGAAGACACCCCGATCATCACTGTGATTCCATAATCCAATATAGAGTAATCTGGCATCACGGCTGATAGTTCCCAAATCTTCGTCAAGATAAAACGATGGCTTGATAGTGCGGATACGTGCCATAACTTACTCCTATTCCATTGACCTATCTTAATGCCGTGATTACGGCCCTATCCTCTAGTAACTAATTTAGATGTGTTGTAAACAAAGATAACGATACCCAATATTACTAGGATAAAAAGTAATGCTACTTCCGAGTATTCTATTAACTGGATCGGATCATACCAAGACCCGTAGAAGTAGAGATATAAAAGGTCGGCAGATAAACCAGCAGTTAAGCCACTAAAAAATATGAGTGATAACTGATTAGCCGTTTCCTTGCTGATAGTTTTATATTCCATTCTCTCTATCCTCTAGTTATTTCTTTTCAAAGTCACCACAATATCGAGACGCATCTCTCATTTCACAACCTTCAAAGTTCAAACATTCTTTACAAAGCGTACCAGGCTCAGGTTGTAATTCCTCTGCTTGTCTTTGGAGTATTGCACGTCTTAACTCTATCGGTAAGGTTAAAAACTCTTTTCGAGTCATAGGACAATTTATTAAATCTGACATCTATCCCTC